CGCTTGCCCTCTTTGGGCGGCTCAATCCCCAAGCCTTCGTAATTAACAATCGGCACAGTCGTGGACCTGCAGTTGAAGTGCTGCGGCGGTGTTGGTCCCTTGCCGTACTCAAACACCCGGCCATCAAGTGAACGACAGATTGGCGATGTCTTGCCGTCTAGCGTCGCGATGTAGCGATACTTTTGCGTGACATCCTGATTTGCCTGATAAGTCTGCTGACTTGCAGCGTTGGCAACCTGATTCACGCTGGTTCTGACAAGCGCCATCACTTGATTGTTGGCAACAGCAGTGGCCTCACCGCCCGCTTGGGCCATCTGCCGGACGCTGCCACGTTGACCAAAACGCAACCGGCCTTTCAAGCGCCGCGCGATCTTGTCCGGTGATTCACCAGTCAGCAAGCCGTTGCGGACCGTCTTGGCGAACAACTCTGCCTGCGATTCGGCAAGACCACGGAATGACTTCGAGATCACTTTGCCGTTTGGCAGGGTGATTGCAGTGCCCTGAGCCGCTGTCAGCTGAAACGTTGCGCGAGGCGCGCCAGTCACAGCAGCCTGCAGATCATCGCTCAGGCTGACAACGTTGATCGCGGTCGGGTCAACCGTGGCAACAGAACGCGCAAAGTCTGGGCTGATTTGTACATCACGAATTTGCCGTTGCAGGTTTTCAGGCAAAGCACGGCGCAGCTCACGCGATACAAATTGAGATTGCAGAACGGCCAAACCTTGCAGCTCCTCCGTCATCACGAGCGTGCTAGTACCCGCCCAGTTATCAAGTGAGCCTTTCAGCTGAGCAAGAATTGCCCGCAGTCGTGCAGCTTTTGCAGGCGCTGACAACTCATCAAGACCCCTGAGCCGGTCAACAGCCTCAAGAATTAAATCGTTGTAGGTCAGCGCAATGCGCCGGGCCACGCCGTTGCTGAACCTGTTCAGATCGACAGCGTTACGGTAAAGCTCGGCAGGCGTCGTCATGTCGGCTCGATCCCAAGTTCCTCAGCTGTGGCGATCGATAAGGCCGACACATCTGCGCCCATCCGCAATGCTTCGCCCACGATTCCCGTGAACTCAGCGATCACCTCGTCATCGTAAGTGTGAATATGCGACTCAGTAACGGCGCAAATCTTGCCCTGCTCAAACCACGTCGTTCTGATCACCGCGAAGTATTCATTGTGCAGTTCTTCCTGGGCAAAGAACAGCAGTTGCTTTCTAGGCGGGTTTGGCTTCTGCAGTCTGTCCAACCAACCCATCATTCAGCACCTTCTGATTCCTCCTCAGTTTCCTCTGCTTCTGGCATTTCTGCCTCCTCAGGTTCAGGGGTAGGTTCTGGCTCAGGGGTCTCCATCAGGCCGCCGGACTGCGTGGCCTCCAGCTCCTCTTCCACGTCTAGGTCGTCAAGTACCTCACCCTTGCTCAGCTCTTCCAGCAGGGTGCGCTGAGTGATCGTGCCTGCGGTGTAGAGCTGCAGCAGAGACTGAATCTCCTGCGGCTCCAAGCGTGCGCCAACAAAGTCGCGATTGATGAACGCGCTACCAGCCTGCTGCTCTTGCATGTAGGACGCGTGGAAGCGCAGGCAGTTGTCCACCATGTCCTGCACCTGCTGGGCCACCACTTGCATAGTGCTGTCGCCTTGGCTGCGGTCGATCCGTTTGGCCTCGGCTGTCTCAGCTGAAAGCTTCTGGCCCAAGATGGCGGCCATGCCCAAGGTGTTGATCTGATTCTCCAGCTGTTCGAGGCGCTTGAACTGCGCGTCGTAGCTGTTGCCCTGGGGTTCAATAAATTCTGCCCTAGCAGTCTCGGGGAGGGCCATCGCTTCCCCTGGACCTGCGCTGATCTCCTCTGCCGCCTGAGGGAACCCAAACAGCGCCAACATCGGCACCGCCGAGATGTGCAGCATGTTGTCCAGATCGCTCTGCGTCTGATACGCCTTGAGGTTCAACTCAGCGATGTCAGCCAACGGCGGGCGCGACTCAAGCAGGCCGATGCGGTTGGAGTAAGCAACGGCGAACGGGATCTCATCGAGGCTGGTCTGGCCCTCGTCGACAATTTTAAAGTCGCCGTTGTCGTCCTTCTGGTGGATCTCGAAAGCGCCAGGAGTCAGAACGCGCACCTGCTCGATCTGCTTCTGCCCGTAAAGACCCTCAGGAACCACGATCTGCTCGTAAAGGCGCAACTGGGTGAGCTTCTGCTGGCCGTCGATAATTTCTGACCTATGGCCAAGGATGTCGCGCGGCGTGTATGCGGTCCAGTACGGGCGGCCATTGTCACCAGCGCGCGGCGCATCTACCAAGACACCGATGTGCCCGTAGCGGATCATCTTGCGCGCGGTCTCGTACAAGAAAACGTCGAGATTGTTGCCGCCGAGATCAACATCAAACAGGTGCTCTGTGATCACATCACTGACATCAGTGAGACGCACAGGCTTGCGGGTCAACATGCCCGCCAGCAAGCGTTCGATTCTGGTCAGGTAAGGCTGAACGCATGAGCGTTGGAGCCTGGCGTCAAAACTCTCATCCAACTCGCGGGGCTCTTGCGGAAGATATTTGCGGTGCTTTTTTCTGATTGCAAATGTTCCACCCTGGAGAGCTTCTACTAGCTCCCAATGAGGCTCCATCCCGATCCACTCCAGGCTTGGATCACCAACTTCCGTGACCTTCCCGGAACGCTTCCGGCCTAATGTCGTCATCGATGAATACACAGCCGGATCCCGCCCTATACCCGCAGTTTAGTAAAGCCTGATTCCCGTGGACTTACCAGCACGTTCATGAAGCGGATTGAACGCACCCAGGATCAAATATCCAAGGCCATCCGTCCAGTGCTCGATATTAGCCGACTTGTCGATCACATAATCCTCAGCGCCATCTTTGAACGTCACATTTTTGAGCGCCTTGATTGTGTGTTTACAGCGTGGATGAACAAAGAGGCGGATACTGCCCTTGGCAGTCTTGATCATCCAGTTCGTTGCGTTGATCTTGTCTTTGACGGCCCATGGCGCCTTGGGGCTGATACAGCTAAAGCCAAAGCGCCGGATGATGTCGTGATCTGTCCGGCCTGCTGATGATGTCTTGCGGGCAGAGCCTGTCGGGTCTGGATAGGCAATGATCTGGCGGTCAGGGAAGCGATCTTTGAGCATGGCGCACACCTCGTCGGTGTTCGACTGCTTGACGGCTAGTTCATCCCAGATGTGCAGCGTGTCGCCAACCCTGCTGCCCAAGACGCCCGCCATGATGCTGACGTTGAAGTCAGTCCCCCAGAAGATCGGGCCGCCAGTGTCCTTGATGTCTTCCGAGATGTTGTCATCACTGAAACCGGGGTAGACCCTGCCTGAGAGCGTCTCGAAGCTGGCCAGATACTCCTGACGAAAGGTGCGCTCATCAAGGGTGTTTCGTGCCGCCTCGATCTCCTCAGCAGAAACGTTGCCGCCGTCGATGGTGGTGAACGAAAAGGTGTCCCAGTCGTCCTGGTCCTGGGCCTGCTCCCACAGGTCGTGAAACCAGTTCAGCCCCGCTGGCGTAGTGATAAACCAAGCCGGGCCATTTTGATCTGACAGAGCCGGGCGCAAGACCATTTCCCAAGCCGTCTGCTTGACGTAGGCCGCCTCATCTACAACCAAGGCAGACAGGCTTACACCACGGAGGCTGTCTTCATTGTCAGCACCACGCAAAGCGATCTCGCTGCCATTGACCAGCTCGATCGACAAGTCAGTTTCATTCTTTTTGGCAATCATGCTGTCGGGCGTCATTGTCTTGAGCTGACGCCATGCGATCTGCTTTGCCATCCGGTAGTTGGCGGTGACATACCAGCAGAGGCTGCCGGGCTTCTCCATAGCCCAGCAGATCAGCCTGGTGATGCAGAGGTAGGTCTTACCAAAGCGCCGCCCTGAGCAGAGCAGCTTGAAGCGGTGGTCAGCATCCCAGACTTGCCGCTGTGGATCTGTCAGGCCGCTTGTGAGGCCCTCGACGACTTCTTCTGTGCGGTCATCGTCTACAGGCTCAGCAAAGGCGAGCAGAGGCTCTTGTACTGCGAGGCCATCAAGCAGCATCAGATGTCAAAGCGCAGCAGCTTGGCTTGAGTCTCCAGGGCCTTGATTGCGGTCTGCAAGTTGTCGTCACGCCCTGCACGTTTTTCATATTGCACAAGACGAGAAATTGCAGCGGCTAACCATTCAGGCCGCTCAATCTCTGAGTCTTTAGCAATGAGCTGTCTTGCGCGTGCCAAGTATTCATCAGCCTGGCGAGGCTGCACCTGCCAAGTGTTCGCGGCGTATTGCACGATCTCGAAGCGTGAATATGACTGCAACAACAACTTGTAGACAGTGTTTACGCGCTCTTCGATCTCTGCGTTGGTTGACTTTTTACCCATGCCCTGAGCCTACAGGGAGTCACTGGAAAGATAGCTTAGGGCTGATGGACTTTGCGCCAGTATTCCTGGAGCTGCAAAATTTTCGGCTCAACCAAGTGCATCGAACTCACTGTCCCGACGAACTCCCCCACCTGGACCCTCACACACCCATCGCTTTCGAGGGTGCGGATCTTGGCTGCGGGCATAGGCCGCTCTGAGGCGTCGCTCATAGTCAAGGAAGGCGTTGAGGTCATTTTGGTGCTGGGTGGCCTGGGCGTAAGCGTCTTGGTTCACATCAAGGGCCTATAACAAACTCAGGTGGCGTTGCTGGATCCATTTGCAAGGGATGCGCAGTTGCTACGTGCTTACCGTCAAAGGCTGCAGGAAATCTGGCATTCAATTCCATTCGCGCAACATTTGGAGTCGGCGTAACTCCATGGCTATACAAAACGGTCGTTACATCACCACTACTGTGTACGACCCAAACAGGTCCATCCATTTCAGATGAAACCAAGTAAACCCCTTCAGGGCCACCGAGGCTCTTTCTAGTGCCGATTGCGTAAGCCAAGACAGGATACAAGTCATCGCACCACTCAGTTCTAATGACTTTTGTGCCTTCCCCGTTATGAACATCCCAACGGCTGTGGATGTAAAGCCAAGCGGGTTGCACGGCAGGGACGACGTTTGAGAGGTCATCAAGTGTGATCCAATTACGTTCCATGGTTAATAAAAAAAAGAATTGTGGTGTCGGGGGATGGATCGGACCTCAACCCGCCCTGCCTTCCCCGCGCAGCTCAGCGGGTGTTGTATAGCTTTCAGCCTGCTGGGGGAAGAGTCAGGCATCAGGCTCCCCGACGGTGATCAATTTGGCTTGATAAAGGTCAAGAGGCAACGATTGTCAGCAAACACCTCGTTGTCGATTTCTGCGTACTTGTAGCCGCAGAAGCTGGCGTGTTTGCAGAGGGAGGTGAGCTGCTCCTGGGTGGTGTCGGAGTTGATCAGGACGCTGGAGGACTCAGCACCGTCATAGTCAGGTGATTCTGAGATGGTGTCGCACCAGGGAAGGAGAGGGGCGTAGGGGTTGTCAGTCATGATTCAGGCTTTAGTGTTTGAGATTGCTTTTCAAGCACCTCTACGAGGCGAGAGAACTTGCTGTTTTGGTGATAGGGATCAACGAACTCTTCGACGTAGTTGCTGATTGATACGAGCATTTCAGCTGTCGTTTCAATGTGATCCAGCTTCAGCTCAATCCCTTTTAGAGCGGATGCAATGTGCCACAAAGCCGATCTGATGTCCTCGGTTGATTGCTTGTCGTCCATCAGTCCACCTTCTCCACGGTGTAGGTGAAGCCAGCCTCTGTAGCGGCGTTCTTGAGGCTCTGTAGCTCGTCTTCGTCATAGGCCGGGTCGGCCCATTGGAGTTGATCGTTCAGGAAGGCTTGGATCTCCCATTTGGGCTGGATGTCACGGTTCAGGACCATGAGGCTGTCGCGAGCTTCAAGTTCAGTTTGGTGACGCTCGAAGAACTCGAAAAGGTCGAGCATGTAGTTGTGATGATCCATGGTTGAGGTGGTGGTGTGGTGGCCCTGTCTCCAGGGCCGTGGGTGTGATCAGGCGGCCATCATCTTCTGGAGGTGGCCAGGCTCGTCGCCGTAGATGGGCATGAACTCGACGCACTGTTGCCAGAAATCGGTGTTGTTCATTTTGCGAAGCTCATCCAACAGGTAGCCGTACTCCTCCAGCTCCTCAAACTCTTCGAGCTGTTCTTTGTACTCGTCGATCAGGAACTCGCGCTGGGCAGTGGTGAGGAAGGTGGTCATTTGCTTGAGGTGTTGTGTGGGAAGCGTCCCCGCCTCCCGATGACATAAGCATGGCATACCTAAGGCATACCGTCAACCCTTTTCAGCGGATGCTGAAGGCATGAAAAAGGGGCCTTGCGGCCCCAGTGCTCATAAGTCCTCCTCGTCCAAGACCTCCTGTAAGAGCTGCCAGGCTCTTTCAGATTTGTCGATGTGATCAGAGACAAGGTGTTTGAGGCGTCGGTCTGACTCTTCCATCTCTTTGATCAGCTGTTTCAGCTGGTCAGCGATGACTCCCATGATTCAAGTGTCGAGGTACAAGGGGTCTCCCCCGCACCCATTATGGCATACCAAGGGGAGGGCGTCAACCCTGCGTGTAATCCCCTTTGCTGTAACGGTATCCACAGGAGACGCTGCAGGTCTTGCTGTAGCCAGCCTTGAGATTTGAAAGCTGAAACGTCTTGCGTCTTCCGCACACAATGCAAATGGCGTCGACGAAATACGTTCCCTTTTCGTCTCTAACGCATGTGCCGTCTACAACCGTCAAGCCGTTGAACCGATGGCCGTCCCACCGATGAGCCCTTTTATGGGCTCGATACGGGTTCATTGCTGCAGCCAAATCCACGCCTTCTTTCTTGGCAAGACGCGCAACCGCTGAACCGCTTATGCCGCATGAACGGGCTGCCTCATGAATAGAAAGCTCTTGCCCAGCCAACAAAAGCTGCACAGCTTCACGAGCCCGATCAATTTTTGTCGGCACAAGGACGGCTTTAGCGTCCCACTTCCTACACAGTTGCTCGATGTGCTGCTTGCTGCAGCCATAACGGCTTGCAATGGCCTTATAGGTGGCACCTTGTTGCCTGGAACGAATAATTTCGTCCTTAAAGTCAGAAACGCTCATAGTGTCAACCTTGGCATACCTGCGGCATACCGTCAACCCTCCTCCGCTACAGCAGCAATAACGGCACACACCACGGCCTCACACTTCGACGCAGGAACGCAGTTGTACTGGCGCAGCAATGCGGTCATCGCCCGATCGATAGCATCGCGCCCGCGTGAAATCACCACAGGCTTGTAATCCTTCACCGGCTCAACGGAGTCAATGTCGGACAGCAGCAGCTTCCGCATCAGGTCCTGGCGGCTCATGTCGCGCTTGATGGCCTCTTGGGTCAAGTACTCACGCTCGGCCTCAGTCAGGCGGACATCAACGCGAACGGGATAGGGGCGGTTGGATTCAGACATCAGAAATCAAAAAGATCAGAAGGTTTGGTGGGCTCAGCCTTGAATGGGCTGGATTGACAGAGACGCACGTCAAGATCCCATCGGAGGTTCCCGATGGTGACGCTGGGGCTGCCGAGTTTTGCAGCCCGAATGTTGTCGGGCTTGCTCGTGTCGGCAATGACCCAGCCATTCGACCAGGCCCCGTTTCGATGCAGCTCTACAGGGGTGCCAGCAGAGGGGGGTAAAAACCCCTCTGCTACCCCTCCCCCGGAAGTGGGGGTTTTAATAGAAAAAGGGGAACAACCCCTCTTATTTACGTGCGCGCGAGGGCTTGTTTCCCTTGTTTCCCTTTTTTCACCACTTTCCAGGGAGGGGGTATTGGGAACCCACAGCAGCTGCGGACGGCCCCCAGAGACCAGCGGTTCAAGCTGACCTTCCTGCCGCACAAGATCCTTTTTCTCCAGCGCACGGAGCGCACGGTTGACCTTGCTGGCGTTGCACTTGGCCACGTCCTGCAGCTCTGCAGTAGTGCAGGGAAACTCACCAGACGCCCACCGCTCGCAGACGTAATCAAAGATGTCGGCCTGTCGGCCCTGCAGTTCGTCTGATGCCTCCTGCATGGCCTCAGCCGCCAAGACAGACTCACCATCGCCATGGTGTTGCCAGCCCTCATCGGTCAGCTCAATCAACAGCGTCGTGCCCTTGGCGCGGCCCTGGGTCTTTACAACGACGCGATGATCATTCTGCGTCTGGCCCTCGGCAGGCTGCTTGAACCAGTTCATCAGGATCGTGAGGCTGGCTGCTGCCGGGAGTGCATTGCTGCCCCTGCTGGCATTGGTGGCGTTCCCGCCGCTCACGCTTTTGTTGGTGTGGTGGATCATCGCCAGCGTGGCCTTATGAGGCGCGAGCACCTCGGCCAGCTTCCGTGCGGGGCCATCGAAGGCTGATGTGGCCTCGTCGATGCCAAGCGGCGCGATTGTCGAGTGGTACGAATCCAGCAGAAACAGAGAGCCAGGATTCAGTTCGGCAACCTTGCCAAGGTGGTCGATGCCCTCAGGAGTGAGGTGCAACGGTGCGCCTGTGTGCCAGAGCATCTCAATCGGCCCGGCCATGTTGCCCTCGCGATCAATCAGGCCCTCGCGTTTGAACAGCGTGTGCCAGTCGTTCTCAGGCTGGTCCGTGCCGACGATGAACACCTTGGGGCAAGGACCATGCAGGCGCTGCCCTAAATAAGACTCCTCACCGTGGAACCATGCGCTGACCATCCCGACCATCAGCGCGGACTTGCCCACCTTTGGCGGGGCCACCAGCAGATTGAAGGTGCCGGACATGATTACGCCTTCCCACGCCCAGGGCGTCGGGGTCGTGTCCATGCGCTCCCCGCGTAGACGAGGGGTGCAGACGCCCGCAATCTCACCCTGTGCTTTGGTCAGCAGGATGGCGGCGGTGCGCTCATTGATCGGGCAGCCAACCTCGTCGGCATAGAGCCGCAGCAGCTGTGACTGACGCAGCGCATCGTCCTCGTTACAGAGGACGGTGCTTGCGTATCGATCCAGTTTGTCGAGAAGGTCTTGGTGGTCTTTGAGGCTCTCGGGAATCGGCCCGGTGCTCTTTGAGTCGGGTGGTGTAGTGACCATTCTTGGCCTTGCTCGGTGAATAAAAGTCGGCGTCTGTGTAAACACCAAGCCTTTCAAGTTCTCGAAAAGCTGTCAGCTCATCGCTGGATTTGAAAGGGTGTTCTTCTTCCCAGGCATCTAGAGCACGATCAGATCGCTCTTTCTGCGTCTTGCTGTAATAGCCGACTAACGCGAGGTCGTCGTCGTATTCAGTAGGAAGAGAGTATGGATTCCATTGGAGCAGGTCAAATGCACGCTCCTCTGCATCAGGCTTAGTCACGGGCAAGCGGCTCAGGCTCTGAGGCAATGGCCTTTTGCAAAAGCAGGTTGACCCATCCAGTGCGGCTGACACCGATGGGCTTTTTGCGGTCAACTTCTGCGATAACGCGCGGATCAATTAGCACGCGAGTGTTTGTGAATGGCTCCAGTTCGGGCACGTTTTGGGGTTGCTTTGCCGACAGAGTGTGCCCATAGTGGGCCGAGCGCGCAACCCCCTCTTGCTAGATCCGATCAAAGACCTGGATTTTTTTGAGCAGAGCCATCGTTATCGCTGGCGCGGGAACTGGGTTCTCGACAATGTTTCAAAAGTGTGTAGCGACGAGCTGACCCCGTTTGCCAAGCAACGGATTGAAGAGACCCGGTTTGGCCCTGACGGCTGGGAGCTAAGGGGCAGGACCATCCACCGCTGCTGGGAAGCAAACCTTTTAAACCAGCCGTTCGTTCACGAAGATCGTTGGGATGCGTGGCTGGACCCGCTGTTTGATGAACCGCTGTTCAAGGGCAGCGAGACCCTGGCCACAGAGTTCCGCTTGGTGGATCGATACAACAACGTGGCAGGCAGTTTTGACTTTCTGATCAGCAGTGACGCTGGCGTGACGTTGGGAGACTTGAAAACGGTGGGATCCCGCAAGGCTGTCTCAGGCCGCAAGCCTGCAACCCGGCAACTTGGGGCCTACGTCAAAATGTTGGGCCAGCACTTCCCAAAGATCCGCGTCGACCGCTGCGTGACGGTCGTGAGTGGTCCTGAACGCTGCCGCGTAATTACAGAAGACCCGCAGGAGTGCGTCGAAGCCTGGGAAGAGGCGTTCGGTATTTACCGCGCCAAGCGTCCCACCTTCGACTTCTGAATGGTTGCGGACTAAGACCGGCTCGCGCGCCTGACGCCCCTCACACCCGATCCGCTGCGGGTCACTTGTCCTCGCCCGTTTCAGGGTGAAGAACCCAAACCATAGCGACGAACGCCAAGCCTGATGGACTGGACCAAGATTTTGAAACAAGGCGGCGTCCCCGAGCCGCCCGGCTACCACGAGGCTATTGAGGCAGTTAAGTCGAAACCAAAAAAGAAAAAAGCCAAAGGCAAGAAAAAACGTTGACACCCCCTATCGGGTATGCCATCATTCTGCACATGAGTCGCCTACCTCAACACTCATGAAACACAAGCACATCAACGACCGCAGCCCTGGGTTCTATGACCCTGAGCACCGCGCCCCCAGAACCAACGGCGTTGTCGTCGCAATCTTTTGCGTACTTCTCGGCGGTGCCTTCTGGATCAGCCTGACCCAAACCTTGGACGCCCAGCAGCGTCAACACTGCGAGCAAGGCTGGCAGCCCGCTTGCGAGGCTCTGAAATGACCTCTTACTTTCCAGACCAAGAATCGCTCGTTACCGTCCTGCGCTATCGCGTTGTGATTGATGAAATTGTTGTGGAGGCAGCAAAACTTGCTGAGTACAACAAACGAGCGGCAACAGACGACATTATTTCTCCTGAAGAAATCTTAGAAACTGAAGATAACAAGTTTGAAGACTGGCAATGGGGGTCCCCTTCCCAGATGTCCAGCCCTTCTAAGTTTGTTGGCGATATGGGTGAGGGATATGTCGCCTTTAAAGGTGATGTGACCTCAGGCAGCGATGACCTGTTCCCCGGTCATTACGACTCCTGGGCTCACTCTTGGAGTGAACCAATCCCGTTTGCTTGCAACGATTATTTCAAACGCCTTGGACTCACCAGTGACTGATTTGCAGGATTTGCCGCTCTTTAATCAAAAACAGCCCAGCAAGCTTGAACTGCAATGGCAGAACTGCAAGCAAGCAAACCCCTGGTTGTTGCCACAGTTAGCAGGGTTGGCACGCGAGTTAAAAACAGCCGGTCATCCTCGATATTCAATGGATGGCCTGTTCCATATCTTGCGCTGGGAAACCCGAGCTAGCACTGGCGACCTTGGCCTAAAAATCAACAACAACTACACCGCTTTTGCCGCGCGTGACCTTATGGATCAATACCCAGACCTCAAGGGGTTCTTCAAGGTGCGAGAGCAAAAGCCTCGTAACAGTTACGGCCAAATTCACTGACCTTGGGCGGCTCTGCGTAAGTCCCACCTTTCACACAGGACACCATGAAATCCATCGCAATCAACCTCGATCCAGATCGCGCTGAAAAACTCAAGTTCATCTCAGAGCAAGCGCCAGCGCAATTCCCAAGCGTTCAGATTGGCGGGCGTACTTTGCAAGTTGAGCCGCGTAAGCTTTCTGCATCAGCAATCGCCATGGGCCTGCTAAATGCAGCAATCGACGACGCCCACGCCCAGCTCTAGTCTCACGTTCACGGTTTTAGGCAAGCCTGCCCCACAAGGCAGCAAACGCCACGTTGGTCGCGGCGTCATGGTCGAATCCTCTAAAAGGTGCAAACCATGGCGTCAAGACGTAAGGCATACAGCTCTGGACTTGCGCCCTGAAGATTGGTATGCCAATATGGATGCAGCGATCAGCATCTCGGTCGTCTTTGTTTTCGCTAGGCCAAAGAACCACTTTCGGACCAACGGTCAGCTCAAACCATCCGCGCCGACTTACTGCACCGCACGCATTGGGGACGTAGACAAACTCGCGCGCAGCATCCTGGACAGCCTCGCGGGCGTCTTGTTTGCAGCGGACGAGCAAGTCATCAACCTGATCGCCCACAAACGCTACGCCAATGACAGAGAACAACCCTGCGCCATCGTCACTGTCTCCGCCGTTAGTTGAGGCCCTTGTCTCTTTTCACAAGACAGTCCCGGCAATCAACAAAACAGCCAACGCACAGTATGGCAAGTTTGCCGATCTTGAGACTGTGCTCTCAACTGTCACGCCTCATCTCATCAAAAATGGTCTTGTGATTTCACAAGCCTTTGAGCCCAGCGAAGGACTAGAGCCCATCCTTGTGACGCGACTGCTGCACGTCAGTGGCGCTGAACTTATCAGCCGACTGCCAATGATTATTGGCAAAGGGAGGAATCCACTTCATGACTTTGGTGGATCTTGTACTTACAGCCGACGCTATGCCTTGCTTGCCCTGCTTGGCCTCACGGCTGACATGGACGTAGATGGCGATTTTGCTGACGACAAGCCTGCGGAGTCAAAGCCTGCAGCTAAAGCTGCGGCTAAGCCCAAAG